ATAGAAGAAATGATGGTTCTATTGTAATTATGGGTAATGAAACAGGATTCCAGAAGTATACTTCTATTCTGAACAATATCCATGCAAGAGAAACACTGATCAACATAGAAATCGATCAAGAACAACTCTTAGCTGGATTTATGTTTGAATATAACGATGATACAATGCGTACGCAAGTTCTTTCTATTCTTGACAATTACTACTCTAATCTTAGAGATGTTTATGGTTGTATAGAAGAATTTGATGTTGTATTTGATAGAAGTAATAACCCAGATTGGGTAGTTAGAGAAAATACTTCAATAGTGGATGTTATAGTGAAGATTCCTAATGTAACTAAGAAATTCATTAATAGAATTACTCTTAGTGGAAACTCTACAATTGTAGGTAGTTTTACAGCAGTATAAGAGTAAAAGAGTTTTTACTTTTGAATCCTGTAACATAAATAAACAAGAGACCCCTGCTAAAATACTAGCAGGGGTCTCAGTGTTCAAAATTTATAAGTGAAAATATCTCTTAAAGATGTTATGATTCTCTTGGGTCTATGATTTCACTTAAATCTTCTCCATTTCTTGAAAGCCTTACATATTCACTTGTTATAGGATAAAATATACCTGCTTCCATAGATTTTGTTCTGATAGAGATAACCGTATCTGAAAGTTTGCTCTCTATAATGATATCTTGTATCCATTTCCCAGCCATGAAGACATACACAGGAGAACCTACAGCATATTTAGGGACACTAAATAACTGTGAACTAAGTTCCTTAATCTTCCGGGTACTCTGCTTGGCTTTTACAAGATAATAAGCAGTACTACAAAACAGCAGTACAGCAAGTATGATTGTAATAGAAAAATAAACAGTCATAATATAGAATAATTTTTAAAAATTCTCATATCTATTTTTAAAGTAAAGCATCTCCTGGGGTAAGTACAGTCCCAGTTTCTGTAATCATCATTCTTGTATAGTCTATCTCAAATTCTATTTTATGATCTTTAATGACACCATCTCTGGATTTTAATACTTTCATATAATATCTACGGGCTACTTTCATTTCTGGGGTTTGTATAATACCCAAGACACAGTCCGGTCTATGAAGTATACCTTTGGATTCACTACTCATACTCATAGTGATATCTTCTGCACCAAATCCAGTTCCAGAAAGTTGATGAAGTACAATCATTGCCCAATTGTTGTCAACTCCCATTTTATACAGGTCATTCATATTGCTTTTGTGATATGAATAAGCCTCGTACGCATTTGCAGTAGTATATCCATGATCACTTCCAACTTCATTTAAATAATCCACAATTACACAATGTACTTTGATATCAAGTTTTTGTTCTACACTTCTGACATAACTCTGAATACCACTCGGTGTAATCCCTCCAAATCTCTTTGCTCTAAATATACCAGGTGGAATTAAACTTGTACTTGTTTTATCTTTAAAACGCTTAATTTCTGCAGAGATTGAATCAAGACTTGTAGAAAGTTTAGAATAATCTCCTATATCTATATCAAAGATTCCAGCACCTACTCTCTTAAAGATTTTATCTGTACTCATTTCAAGAGAGATATAGATGACATTGTAACCATTTAAGTGGATATTTCTTGCAAAGTTACAACCCCAAATAGATTTTCCAATGTTAGTTTCTCCAAGAACAAGAGTAGTTGTTCCAAGTGGAATACCTCCAGTAGGGTGGTCAATCCATGCTTTATTTAAATTTGTATATCCAGAGTTGATTTTCTCTGTAGAATCATCTACAACATGAGCACAAGGATCATAGAAATCATCTCCCAGATCATCTTCATCAAGAAGTATATCTCCTGCTGAAGATATGATAGATTTTGCTTTCTTTATAACCTGTGATATAGTCCCAGGTTCAAGAACTTGTCCACGAATATATTCAATAGCATTTTTATTCTTCTCTTGAAAGTCTTCCCATTGTAACCAAGATTCACTGGTCTCTTTAAGAAAAGAATGGTTGTATTTTTTAAGATCAGTTGCTATAATATGTGAAACAGCAGATAAGAAAGTAGTATTATTCTGCTCTAAAGATTTATCTGGATTTAAGATAAATTTATCTGGATTTCTATTAACAACTTCTTTAATCTGTGAGATATCTGGATTTTCAAGATTCCAGGGAAGTTCAAGAAATTTTCTATTATAAGCAATAGAAAGTTCATGTAAGAGTTTTATACTTGGTGTTTTCCAATATTTTGTCGGTAGGGTAGTAATCTTTCCTATAGAACAAAAATACAGGAACATTGCTGGTTCAAAATTAGAAATAGAACTGTTCATTTTTTAATTACTTCATTAAATCAATATAGTCATCTTTGTAGGTAAATCCCTCTCTTTTATAATAGGTCTTTCTAATTTTACCCCACTTAAATGCATAATTTTCAGATGATACAGTAGAGTTTGTTATATGGTCATGGAAATTACATCTAAGGTCATCTATGATATCAATCCAAGTGAATTTATCTTTTGAATGATGATTAGTCATTCCTCTACCAATAGCCTGTGAAAGTGTAGTCTCTGCTTTAATAGGTTCTGCACAGATGATATATGGAAGATTACGGATTGTATGTCCAGTAGAAAGAGTTTCATAAGTAGAAACAAGAATATTATTTGAAGAATTTTCCATTTTTGCTTTAAATTTAGACCTTGAATCTTCTGGAACATGTTGATCTATGTACATTATGGTTCTATCCTGAGTATACATTTTTATTTCTTCAATAAGTCTTTTACCAAAGTTATCCATTGTACTTACAAAGAAGATAAGAATATTACCATCAAGTTTTTTACAGAGTTTGGCTATAAACTCCATTCTTCTTTTAGAATCTCTGATGGCTTGAAGTTCAAGTCTTAGAAGTTTTTCTCCTGGTATTTGGCTTTTTGCATAATAGAGTTCTTTCTTCTTACTTTCATCTATGGAATTTACTGTAATACATCTTATAGAGATAGGTGTAGCCCTACCCTTATTCATAAGTTCTTTCTTTGTAACAGTTTTTAAGATTCCGCCAAAATAAGCCATAAGACTCAAGTAGTCAGCAGATGTATCTTTTACAATAGATCCACTAAATCCACCTGTATAAAGTCTATTCTTTGAAAGATTTATGACAGTCTTTGTAGTTTCAGAAAGTCTATGACATTCATCAACAAGTACAGCATCATACTTTTCAAAAAATTCAGGATTGTTCTTTGTTATATTTACAAGATATTGGAAATTTGTAATATGAATAGAACCTCTATCATCTTTAAGTTTATTCTTAGAGAGTAACATAGAGATATCTGAAAGATCTCCACCTGAGTAATCTTCAAAATCTGCATACATCTGTCCAACAAGTCCTGGATTTATAGTAAGAATAAGAACTTTCTTTACAGGAGTCTCTTTTACAAGATATCTGCTTATTAGATAGAAGAGTAGGGTCTTTCCAAATCTTTGAGAAAGATCCATAGTGAAGTATTTATATTTTACAGCAAGATAGATGGCAGTAATTTGATCTTCATCAAGTTTAAAATCTTCACTTTGAAAATTTTCTGAGCAGAATTTCTCTATTTTCTTTATTGTAATGGTATCATCAACAAGATATTCTTTATTTTTTATGGAAATTGGAAATTCATATTCTTTACAGATACCAAGAAGATGTTTCCACATTCCAATGGGTAAGTATTTGTAATTTCTAAGGAAGTTTACTGTTCCATCCCATTTACTACCTTTTGGAATTCTAAATCTCCAATTTCTTATTTTTTGAGCATAGACTTTACGGACAGTATCAAGTTCTATTTGACTATCATATTCAAGTTCAAGTTCTTTTGTATCTGAGTGTACTGTGATCTTCATATAAGGTTTTTATTTGTCAAGTTCTATGTAATACTTGACTCCAAGTAGCATTTTATCGATAGTATCGACTGTATCTGAAACAAAATTGATATAATCAGTCATTATTTGAATAAGATATCTGAGATCTTTTGTATAAGAATCGAGATAAATTTTACGCTCTCCCTCACTTTTATAGACAATTCCATAATCCTGATCTCCAGGTGGAAGTTTTCCTATCTTCATAGAATGCATTCTATCTCTTTCTACTTTACGGAGATATTTCACATAGAGTGATTGTTCAATAAGAAGTTTTCCTTTCTTAGATATAAGTTCCTGTCTATATACATAAAGCCTGTTCTTATTTGAACGAAGAGCCTGTGGAGATGAAAAGAAAGAAGAAACTTCCGAAATAATAGTTCCGTAATGATCTATATCTTTTATAAAGTTTGACTTCTGAGATTTGGCTATATCTACAATGTTTATGTTGCTCATTTAAAACAGTGATTTTTGTATATTACTATCTTTCTTACCTTTTGGTTTTGTATGGACAATAGGTTTTACATCTTCTTTCCCTGACTTCTTGACAGGTATTTTAATCTCAAAATCAAAGGAATCTAATAAATGTTCTTCAAAAGTAATTGAAGATTTCATAGGTAACCTAAAATTACTTAAATTTGTCTGCATATGCTCTTTTATAAAGTTCTCTATAAGTTCTATCAATCTCTATGATATTAAAGTTTCGAAGAATAAGAGAAAGTGATGTAGTTGTACAGTCTCTTGGATGTAAAAGAGAAAGATCTACATTACCATTTCTGTCTTTACAGAGAGTCATAAATTTTGTACCAAAGAATGATTCTTTAATAGCAATAAGAGATATGTAATTACCAAATGGATCCCTGAGTATTACAATATCTCCTGATCTTATATTTGCCCAAGAAATACTGTAAGATTTTATCATTCCATAAATGGTGGCTGTAAGTCCAAGTAAAAAGAAAAATAAGAATAAAAATGATATTATTTTCATATGTCGCTTGAAAGTTTAGAATCTACTATTTGTTTAAAATCTGATGGTGCATCATCGTAAAGATCTTCAACCATCTCTTCATAAAGTGGGTGGTAAAGTACATGGGTAACATTAACTGCACACATTATATCATCATCATTACCACTTTGACATTCGTAATTGCCACTTTTATTTAAACTGAAATTGGTACTCTGAGTAATGGTATTGGTATCTGTAAGAAGAAGTTGTCCTATTCTCACATGTTTCTTGAATTTCTTTGTGGCATCTTTTTTTACAGAATCTGTATTAAATACTCCCTGCTTAAAAGTTTTAGCATCTTCCCATACCATATTATAAGGAAATTCAAGGAAGATATCTGTATCAAGATCGTTATTGTCTCCATAAACTTCTGAACAGGTCTTTGTAAAAGTTCTACCCTCATAATTGAGTTCTACTATACCAACTATATTCTCATTGAAGAGATCCATTACTATATGATAGAAAATTTTGGCTACCATGTCAACTTCAAGTTCATTACTTCTAAATTTAGCAACTTCTACAAGTTTATAGAAATCTTTAACAGAGGTAGCAATTTTTATTTTATCAAGTTGGGTTTTGGACATCGGCATAATCTTATAGAAAGTAATAACAGAATAGTCTCCACCTCCACCACCTGCAAGGTCTACAGAGAAAATAAATTTACTGGTATCATCTGAAAAATCTGAGGGATCTATATCTGGATGTACGATAAAGACATCTGGATTTTGAAGAGGGATATCAAGGTCTTCAAGAATAGTCTCTATAGCATCAACTGGAAAAGGTTTATATTTCTTCTCCTGTGTTTTTAAGGTTCTCATTGTAACAGAGTTGAAAATCATGGAATTTCCTGCCATAAATTGATTTCCATATTCTTGATTGAAATCTTCTTCATTTCCAAGATCTTCTATTTGTGCCTGTTTCCAATCTTCTCCTCTATAAACTATATTTCCATTTTCATCAAGGAGTGGATCTCCAATTTCATTGTTTAAAGGAACTTCCCACCAATCAACCCTTATAGGATTAAAATTGTTTGTTCCTTTTACTGCTTTCTGCCATACCTCATAAAATTTGTTTGTTCCTCTGGGTGTACTCATTATAATGAGTTTAGCAGTAACAGAAGATGACATGGTAGGTATAATAGTTCTATACAGTTTATTTATAATTGAATGATGAACAAGAGCAAACTCATCCATAATAAGCAAGTGACAGGTCATACCAGCAGCAGTATTCTCTGTGGTAGTCTCTACTGTAAGAGTATTGTTATTAGAGAAATGCTTCTTTCTAATGTTGTCTTTTTTAAGTCCAAGTTTAAGAAAGTAAGGTAGTTCAAGAAGCATAACTTCTATCTTTTGTGCAAGATCTTCTGCTTTATCTGAAGTAGCACTGGCAATTACAACATTCCTATCCTTATTAAAAATAAGATACCAAACTACAAAAATGGCAGTAGTAACTGATTTACCACTTTGTCTACTTTGGAGGAGAATGTTTTTGTTGTATTTTTTAAGTTGAAGAAGTATTCTTCTCTGATATTTTCTAAGTTTTACAAGTCGGTTACCACCATCAGTAAGTACCTTACAAAAATTCTCTGCAAAATAGATGATATCTTCTTTACATTTAGCAAGTTCAAGGATCTCTTCTTGGGTATATTCAAAAAGTACATCATCTTTCATTTTACGAATGTTGTTATCATAAAATGGGTGGTTTCTTGGTGCAGGAAGTGAACCTGTAAGATTGTATTCTTTTACAATTGCTTCTATTTTAGAACTTGTCCATATACTGGATCTTGTCGAAATTTGAGTCATAAAAATAATATAAAATTAAATAAATTATTAATTTTAAAAACATATTATATATGGAAGAAAATTTAAATACTGGTTGTCTTATGCTTTCTGTACCTATGATGAAGCAGGTAGTTGAAAGAATGCATAATGATCTTGAAAGAATACTCATAGGTCATGGGTATAAAAGAGATGTGGATTTTGAATTTGATAAGTATGTTCATATCACAGTAGCATTTGGTATAAATATAAACACGGATATAAATCTTATCAAAGAAATAATTAAAAATAAACCAAGTTATTTCCAACTTACAGAACTTTCACTTTTTGAGAATGACAACTTTGATATTATTAAGTTTGATGTAATGAGTTCAGATCTTAGGATTCTTAATCATATCATAAAATCAAAAATGGAAGTTAAATCCACCTTTAATGAGTACCATCCACATCTTACAATAGCATATGTTCCAAAAGGTATGGGTAGAGAACTCATAGAAAGACTGAACAAACTTCTTTATGAAGAGATGAATTTCAAATTTGAACCTCTTTCGCATAGCAATGAATATACTTATAGCACAAGTATGGAGGGAGAAAGAATAGAACTGTAGAATACAATTATAATTCTCGAGAGTAAAATTTTTAGAAACTTTTTATCATCAATTGCTTCTACAACTGTAGACAGATTGTCCCGGAG